CTCTGCGGCCACCTCGCAGGATGCCCTCACCGCTTTAAACCAGATGCTCGACTCGTGGAGTACCGAGCGTTTGGCGGTCTACTCAACCCAAGACCAGGTTTATAACTGGCTGCCTAACGTTCGCACCATTACGATGGGACCGACCGGCACGTTTGTAGCCGAGCGTCCTATCCTGATGGATGACGCTACCTATTTCCGTGACGCCTCGACCAACGTGTCGTATGGCATCAAACTGATCAATAACCAGCAGTACAACAGTATTGCGGTTAAGACTGTAACCTCAACGTATCCGCAGTTGATGTGGGTCAATATGACCTACCCGGACGTAGAGATCTATATCTATCCGGTGCCGACCAAGGTGCTGGAGTTCCATTTCGTGTCGGTGCGCCCGCTGGCAACTCCTGCGGCGCTAGACACTAATTTGGCGTTCCCGCCGGGATACCTGCGGGCTTTCCGATTTAACTTGGCCTGTGAACTTGCGGCAGAGTTTGGTGTCGAACCTTCTCCGCAGGTACAGCGCATTGCTATGACTAGCAAGCGCGACTTAAAGCGCATTAATAACCCGGATGACCTGATGGCAATGCCTGCGGCGCTGCTTGTCAACCGTCCGCGCTTTAATATCTTTACGGGCAACTTCTAATGAAGACGCCGATCCTCGGGTCGTCGTATGTAATCCGGTCGGTCAATGCAGCCGACAGCCGGATGGTCAATCTTTACCCAGAAGTGATTCCCGAGGGCGGCAAGGAGCCTGCTTACCTGCAACGCTGCCCCGGCCTGACGTTAAAAGGCACGTATGGCACTGGCCCGATTCGAGGGCTGTGGTCGCTAGGCAACTACCTTTATGTTGTTTCAGGTAACGAGTTTTTTAAGGTAGACGACACTTTTGACGCTTCAGTTGACTTGGCGTTAGAAGACGGCGGAGACATTCTGCTAGAAAGCGGCGGTGACTTGCTGGCTGAAGGCACCGGCGGCGTTTCGTTAGGAACCATCTCCGGCACAGGGCCAGTGTCAATGGCTGACAATGGCACGCAGATTTTTATTGCGGCCAACCCTGACGGCTACATTTTCAATAGCATCACTGAGCAGTTAGAGCAGATTACTGACCCGGACTTTCCGGGGGCGGTAACAGTTGGCTATCTTGACGGATATTTCGTATTTAACGAGCCGAACTCGCAACGCGTCTGGGTCACAAGTCTGTTGGACGGCTTGTCGATTGACCCCTTGGATTTTGCAAGCGCTGAGGGTTCACCAGACGGGCTAGTATCCCTGATCATTGACCATCGAGAGGCGTGGCTGTTTGGCACAAACTCCGTGGAGGTCTGGTACAACTCCGGCGACGCCGACTTTCCGCTCACCCGTATCCAAGGCGCTTACAACGAGATCGGCTGTATTGCGCCGTACTCGGTTGCCAAGATGGATAACTCCGTCTTTTGGCTTGGCGCAGATGCGCGGGGTCAGGGCATCGTGTATCGAGCCAACGGCTACCAAGGCGTTCGGGTATCTACCCATGCCGTTGAGTTCGCCATTCAAGGTTATGGCGACTTGTCGGATGCGGTCGGTTACACGTATCAACAGGACGGTCACACGTTCTACGTGCTGAACTTTACCAATGCCGACACGACTTGGGTGTTTGATGCTGCCACGGGTTCTTGGCACGAGCGCGCTGGGTTCCGTAACGGCGACTTTAAGCGTCATCGCGGTAACTGCCATGCGCGGTTTGACGGTGAGCCAATCATTGGCGACTACGAGAATGGACGCTTGTACGCGTTCAATCTGGATGTCTACGCCGATGCCGGTGCCACGCAGAAGTGGCTTCGGTCGTGGCGTGCGTTGCCGACCGGCGCTAACAACCTTAACCGTACCGCTCACCACGCTCTTCAGATTGACTGTGAAACAGGCGTTGGTTTGTCAGGATATGCCTTTACTGATCAACAGTTTTTGGGCAGCGAACTGTCGCAAATCCTGCAAACCGAAATCGGCCAAGACATTATTTTGGACGTGGATTACACCACTGGCGCTGACCCGCAGTTGATGCTGCGTTGGTCGGATGACGGCGGCCACACTTGGAACGGCGAGCGCCAGGTATCTATGGGCCGTATCGGCCAATACGGCACTCGCGCCATCTTCCGTCGCCTCGGCATGACGACCAAACTGCGTGACCGCGTGTACGAGATCAGCGGCACCGATCCGGTTAAGGTCGCCATTATGGGCGCTGAGTTGCAGATTAGCGGTACGGCGTCGTGACCCAAAACATCACGCAAATTCCTGCCCCGCGTGTGCCGTTTATTGACGAGCGCACCGGCCAGATTTCGCGTGAGTGGTTCCGTTTCCTCAACAATCAGTATCAACTGACGGGTGGTGGCACTACACAAACCACCATTGCTGACCTTGAGTTGACGCCTTCGTTATCGGCTAACGTCGAGGACGAGATGGCGGTTGTAAAGGGCCAGATAGACGATCTGCAAAAAGGTACGGCTCGATACGAACCGAACCCGGTCAACTACGGCGCGTTCTATTCAACAACGACTCAGACGGCAGCAGCGGCTAATACGCCGTATGCGATGACGTTCAACAACACGTCAAATCGTTATGGCGTGTACATAGACCCCGCTGCGTCTTCGCATATCAAAGTCACTCGGCCCACTGTCTACAACATGCAGTTCTCATTGCAGTTGGACAAGACTTCTGGCGGTACTGCATTGTTTTGGGTGTGGGTCAGGGTCAATGGCGTTGATGTGCCTTACACTGGGTCGCAAGTTCGTATCCAAGGCAACAACGCTGAAGTCTTTGTGGCAGCAAACATATTTGTGCCCATGTCAAACGGAGACTATCTCCAGTTGATGTGGGCAGCCGACGACACATCTGTTCAAATTTTGGCGGAAGCCGCTACCGCAGTTCATCCCGGTATTCCGTCAGTCATCCTTACTATGACGCAGGTATCTCTATGACCGTTTATCTTTCAGCCTTTGCAGGAGCCGGGGCGCAGTTCTTTACCGACGACGGCGCCGTGCTGTCGGGCGGAAAGATCTACACCTACGACGCTGGCACTACTACCCCGCGAGCGACGTATACGTCCATTAGCGGCACTACGTCCAACGCTAACCCCATCATCCTTGACTCTGGCGGACGGTTGCCCGAGGACATGTGGTTGGCCGAAGGCGTTAAGTATCGTTTCGTACTGACTAACTCTAACGACGTTCAGATTGGTGAGTACGACGATATTGCGGGCGTTAATGACATCTCCACCGAAAGCGTGGCGTGGTCAACCATCACCGGCACGCCGACGACGCTGGCGGGTTACGGCATTACGGACAGCATTACGGCAGCGACCGCTGCGGCGACCTATGCGCCGATTGCCTCGCCGACGTTTACCGGCACGCCGCTGATCCCCGACAACGATACGGTTAGCGCCAACTATGCGGTCGGCTATCGAGAAGCACCGCAGGTATCTAAGACGGCTAACTACCAGTTGGTGTTGGCAGATCGCGGTAAGTCGATTCTGATGAACGGCACCAGCCTGACGCTGACCATTCCGGCTAACTCTGCTGTCGCGTTCCCGGTGGGCACCGTGATTATTATCGTCAACGTCAATACCAGCGCGTTGTCGATTTCCATTACGACTGACACGCTGACTCTGGCGAACAGCACCACGACCGGCACCCGCACTTTGGCTCGTAACGGCTTGGCTACCTGCGTCAAGATTGGCAGCACGTCTTGGCTGATCAGCGGAGCGGGATTGTCCTAATGGGCGGCGCTACCTTAGCAGCGGCGATTGCAGGCACGACGGGGGGAGCCGGTGCCGGTGTATTCGACTTCTCGTCTGGGTCGGGTAGCGTCACGATTCCCACGGGAGCCACGGGCGTCACCATTGAGGTGTGGGGCGCAGGCGGTGGCGGTGGCTACGGCACTGTCACCCAGATATTTGGCGAGTTCTTGTACGAACCCCAAGAGAACCCCGGTGGCGGTGGCGGCGGCGGTGCCTACGCTAAACGAGTCATTGTGTTAACCGCGCCAGATGCCCTTAAAACTATTCTGTACACTGTCGGTGCTGCCGGTAGAGGCGGCACTGTAGGCGACGCTGTGGGTGGTGCTGGC